ATCCCGAAATACCCTCAACTAGCCTGAACCAGCAAGAACCAGCCCGAACCAGCGGTGGTTCAGTCATATCTGGTCGTATCGAGCCGAGGTTGGTCACGCCTGTTCCACCCGGTGAGAGTTTTGGTCCTGCCCTGACTGCGTGGGCGAAGCGCGTTCTAGGAATTGATCTCATGGACTGGCAGAAACGCATTTGTAACGACGCCTTGACTGTGGATGCCGACGGCGACTTCGTGTTCCGTGAAGCTTGTATCAGTACGGCCCGTCAGAACGGCAAGAGTCTTGTAATGCGGGCAGTTGCTGGGTTTATGGCTACCGAGTATGCAGCTGCACGTCGCGAGCCTCAGACGATCGTAATTGTGGCTAACCAAAAACGTCGAAGCATGGCCTTGTTTCGTGACGTTGTCCGCGACCTTGAAAACTTTGATTGCAAGGTTCGCTGGCAGAACGGTGACGAGCGGATCAACTTCCCAGACGGCTCAAGCATCTCAGTTGTTGCGGCGTCAGCTCACGCTCACGGTATGACTGCGTCAGTTCTGCTGGTAGACGAAGTCTGGGACATTGGTCCCGACGTGGTCTTTACTGCGCTCAGGCCGTCGCAGATCGCAGTCAAGAATCCGATGATGATGATGTTTTCAACTGCGGGCGATCAAGGTTCAACAGTTTTGTTGCAACTTCGAGAGCAGGGCATCGCGGCGATTGACTCGGGCCAGCCAACGGCGCTCTATTTTGCCGAGTGGTCACTGCCACCCGGTGTAAGTTTGGAGGATCGGTCGCACTGGGGTTGGGCTAATCCAGCGTTGGGGACGACGATCACGGCTAAGGCTTTGGAGTTGGCTTACGACTCACCGAACCGTCAAGCGTTCATTCGTGGCCACCTAAATCTGTGGGTTGATTCAACAAACTCTTATTTGCCGATCAACCTATGGAACGACCGCAAATCCGAACGACCAGCACCACCGACCCAGTGGCTCACCATTGACTCATCGGTTGACGACTCTCGCTACGTCGGAATCTCAACCGCTTTTGACGACGGACGCGTCATCGTCTCAGTCGCTTTCGTTGTCGAGTCAGCTGCACAAATGTGGGAGGAAGTTGTGCGGATCATGCACGACCAAACCGTGAAACTTGCTGTCACCCCATCGCTAGAAATTCACTGTCCCCCAGACCTACGGCGTCGTATGCAAATCGTCGGCTACGCCGAACTGTTGAAATGGACGGCCGCGTGCCGGGCGATGATTGTGGAGGATCGCGTCAACCACACTGGCGACATTGCACTTGCTGAACATCTCGCTCGAGCCGTGGCCGTCAAAACGGGCGGGTCAATTGTGCTCAGTTCGCAGAAGTCACCCGGACCAATTGAGTTAGCCAGGTGCGCCGTGTGGGGAATCATGCTGGCGTCCAAACCAGTGCGGTCGTCGCGTGCCGCTTTTGCTTTTGGCTGAGGGTACTTAACACAGACCAAAAAGTGTGAGAGAATCGCTAGTGATGGCTCTTTTCGGTAGCAAGAAAGTAAGCGCAACTCCCGCGTTTGCGTCCGCGCCGATACAGGCTGCAGCAGGTTCTGCCGCACAGGTGGGTCAGTTCTATACGTACTCCGTCGGGGCGTCGCAAGAACTGGCCCTCTCTGTTCCCACTGTTGCCCGCTCGATTCAAATGATTGCGTCAATGGTTGGCTGTTTAGAACTGAAGCATTACACGACGCAATGGACTGGCGAAGAGTACGAAGAGATCTATTTGGAGAACGAGTCGTGGATGGATCAGCCAGATCCGAAGGTCACGCGCAACTTCATTTTCTCCCAGCTCGTCACGGACCTTATGCTTCACGGTCGCGGATTCTGGTACATCACCAGCCGATCAACTGCCACAGGACGCCCGCTTTCGTTCCAATGGTTACCCGCCGCAATGGTCACGACACAAGACCAAGCAGGCCCGCAATGGTTCGGCCCGTCTGACCAAGTCGAATTTAACGGTTACCCACTTGCAACCGATGACGTCGTGCAGTTCTTGGCACCGACTCAAGGTCTGCTTTACACTGGCAACCGGGCGATCATGACAGCAATTAAATTGCAGCAGGCCGCTGACCGTTTTGCTGTCAACGAGATTGCCGCTGGTTGGTTGCAACAGACCGACGCATCCGAACCAATGTCTGCCGAGGACCTTTCCGAACTTGCAGCTGCTTGGCGTAACGCTCGACAAGTTGGTGCCATTGGCGCGCTTAACAGTGTCGTGACTTTTAAAGAGTTCTCCAGTGACCCGAACAAGTTGCAACTGATTGAGTCGCGCCAGTTCCAAGCACTTGAACTTTCACGAACCACGGGAATCCCCCCGTACCTTTTAGGCATCGGTGTCTCGGGTTCATACACTTATCAAAACGCACAACAAGCACGCCAAGATCTTTACTTGTTCGGAACCAAACAATATTTGGATGCCATTGAACAAACACTTTCAATGAACCAACTTTTGCCGCGTGGACGCTACGTCAAATTTGATGTCTCGGACTACGTCTACGAAAACGATCTAGGGAATGTTGAGCGCGAACCCGCTTTTGATTCAGGAAACCGCGAGGAAGAATACTCATGATTAGATTGACCGCTCAACAGATCACGCTGGACGCGTCCGCTGATGGTGAACCGTCGCGTCAAATAACTGGGCTTGCAGTCCCGTGGAATGTCAAGGCCCAATTAAGTGGTGGTGAGAGTGTGGTTTTTCTTGAAGGCTCACTGCCCGAGGACGGCCCGATGCCGAAGCTCTTGGAATACCACGACGACACGCGCGTCATTGGTCGAGTCACCGAAAGAGTGTCCACCAGCGAAGGCATGATGTTTGTCGCAAAACTCAGCGCAACCCGCGCCGCCGATGACGCTCTTGCACTGCTCGCCGACGGCGCTTTAGACAGCGTTTCAGTGGGAGCAATCCCCACCAAGTTCAAGCGCCTGTCAGACGGGACGCTAGAAGTCTCTCAGGCTAGATTCGTAGAACTGTCGGTGGTCACTGTGCCAGCCTACGAATCAGCGCAAATATATTCAGTCGCCGCCTCATCACCCGATGAAAGCGAACCCGACGAAACCGAAACCCCAACAGAAACAACCCCAACACCATCCGAGGAGGATGAAATGTCAGAACCCACAACCGTTGAAGCCGCAGTTGCGACTCAACCCATCTATGCAACCGCCGTTAAGCGCGACGCAAAACTGCCGACCGCTGTCGAATACTTGAGTGCTGCCATTGCTGGCGGAACTGCTTGGGAACGTATGCACGAAGCACTTCGCGCCGCAGCTCCCGACGTGGTCACCAGCGACACACCCGGTGTGCTCCCCACTCCAATCCTTGGACCTGTCTACAACAACTTTATCGGCCGTCGCCCAGTTGTTGATGCAATCGGTGCTAAGTCAATGCCCGGTGGAGGCAAAGTTTTCATTCGTCCCGAAGTCACGACTCACACCAGCATTGGTGCAAGCCTTGCCGAAATGAGCAACCAGTCAGGCACTTTTGTGGTGAGTTCGAATCAGGTCACCAAGCAGATTTTCGGTGGCTATGTGAACATCTCTGAAGCCGATCTGGATTGGACTGATCCCGCGATCTTGTCAATCTTGCTTGACGACATGGGCCGAATCTACGCAAACGCCACGGACAACTACGCAGCCGACACACTTCGAGCAGGCGCAAGCGTCACGCGCAACTTCGTAGCTGCTGATCTTGTTGATCCAAAATCATGGTCAGAATGGGTCGCAGGATCTGCTGCAACAATTTTGACATCGTCAAACGGCAACTTGCCAACGCACATCTTTGTATCGCCAGACATTTGGGGAAATCTCCTCGGTCTTACCGATACCGCAGACCGTCCGTTGTTCCCGCAAGTCGGCCCAATGAACGCATACGGCAACCTTGCACCCGGACAAAACAACGGCAACGCTTTTGGGCTGTCCGTTGTAGTTGACCGCAACTTTGCAAGTGCAACTTTAATTGCTGGCGACGCATCTGGGTACGAACTGTTTGAACAGCAGAAGGGCGCAATCTCGTTAGACAACCCGTCAACCTTGTCACGCACAATTGCATTCCGTGGCTACTTTGCCGCTTTGATGATTGACGAAACCAAGTTCGTCCGCGCTTCGTTCACCTGATCCGACTGACTAAGTAGAGAGACTGCACCATGGCCACATTCAGCGTGACGCACCACCAGCGTCTAGACGATGTTGCTGTGGTGCAGACCCTCGAAACAACCGACATAACAGTCGGTCAGACAATCACACTGACAGGACTCGGTCACGGTCTCAACGGCACGCACATTGTTATCGCTGTACCGGTTAACTTGTTTGCTGGCGTTAACGAAGCAGGCGACCTGCTTTACAACGAAAACGAAATTATTGTCAACCAGTTGATGTTTCAAGATGTTGGCGACGATCTAGAACGATCTGCTGCCGATCCGTTTGGCACGTTGACATGGAATTTGAGTTGCACATGGTTGGCGTCAACTGCGCCAGTTATTGAGTTTCTTGGGATCGCGTCGGCCACGGCAAATGACACCGCGTTTTTAACGACTTGTGTCGCAGCTGCAAACGCTTGGTGTTTCAGGCGTCGCGTGCAGGCTGGTTACCACGACAGTCTTACGACCGTCCCTGACAGTTCAGTGCTGTTAGGAACCACGCTTTACGCCGCAGGTCTCTACCGTGAACGCGGCACAACTGGAGACAGTTACGCGTCGTTTGGTGACATGACAGGACCACCGCTAATGACATTGGGTCGAGTCAACCAGTTGCTCGGCATTAAACGATCGCAGTGTG